CTGAAGCACCTGCTGCAATTACTATTTTATTAGAAGCAGATCCTGTTTTATAATCTTCTGTGTTTGCTGTTATAGTAAAATCAGAATCTACCACTTTACCTTTAGGTAGAATTAATTTACCATTCAGATCTTTAATTTCTTTTGTTTCCCAATGGTGAACATCATTCAAAGAATCACCATAAACTTCTAGAGAATAATCATATAATTCTTTACTTGACAGTGGCCAATCATTTCTGACATTAATGATACCAGCAGTAATAATAACAACCCAATCTAATTCTGCACTACCATAGAATTCTTCGGCAACAGTATCAGGTCTTGCACCTTCTCTAATTTCATATTTATTGAATAGAGTAAAAACATTCTGCAAATCATCACGTATCTTCGTTCTTCTAAAAAGATTTTTAACACGTAAGTATTTGCTAGATGAATTACTATCAGATAAAAATGACTGATAATCTAATTCTGGTAGTTCTCTGAAATATCCCATTTTAGTAACCTACTGTATCATCTAAAGGTTCGTTTGTATCTGGATCATTGTAATCAATATCGTAAATTGGTTCAAGTTCTTTGAATGTTAGATCCATTATCATAGAAATTGGTGTCCCATCATCATAAGTAGCATAATTACCTTCACCAGTATAATTAATTGCTATATCTTGTAGTACACATTGTTTGAATTTATGTAAGAACTTATGTTCAGTTGCTCCTTGTCTATATCGTAGTTCAAAAATATTAGGTGTATTTAAAAATAAATTAGATTTATTAGTTTTTGGTGCCATATTTTTTTTAAACGTTCTTATAATACGTTTCACCTGATCTGATTCATTTTTATTTCTTGGCATCATTTTGAATTGAAACTTAAATGCTCTTAAGGTAGGACCACTAAAGAGAAGTTCCATATTTGGGTTAAATATTTCACCAGTCTGTCTTGCCATTATTTGTTCTAATGTCACATTAGCACCAAATATATTCACTGCTTGTGCTGCAATAAATTTTGTAGCTAGGTCTGTAGCATTACCCATACCCAAACTTGCTACTCCAGATTCTACTGCTGTTGATGAAATAGTACTTTTCAGACCTTCCATTGCAGCATCAAAACTTTTTGCTTGACCTGCTTTCATAATTTGTGTTGCTCCACCTATTGCTGCAGCAGTCACAGAATTCATTGCAGATTCATTATAAGAAACTGAATTACCATCCTGAAGATTTGATGGTATTGGTAATAATACAGTGCTTATAGGTCTTTTATTACTAAGTCTTCTGAATCTTTCTCTAGGATTACGTGCTAAACTTACTCTTGGTTGTCCACCAATATTACGACCTCCTGTTCTACCTACAGGGACATATTCCTGAACATCTATTTGCAGATAGTCAGTTTGTTCTGTGAATACTTTTAGTGGATAGCGAAGAACAGTTTGTGTCATTTATATTCTTTTTATCTATTTATGAGAATTTTAGAGAAAGGTATTGCATCAAGGTCATTTAACTCATCATCTCTAACTTCATAAAGTCCCCCTGCTACTTCACTCCATGTATATTGTCGAGGTTGACTCCAATGAAAATTAATTCCACGGAATCCCCATTCTAAAACTTCAGTGACTGCTACTAATGGATTTTGATCGTATCTAATGTTGGGTGTTTTTGGATTATAAACAAATACATAAAAATTACCTACCTCTGGAACTTTATCACCTTCATCTAAAACACTTATAATTTCAAACATTAAATCATCAGCATCTTCAGTTCCAATTAGATTGTTTCTTATAGATCTAATACGACTCATTATTTGATACCTAATTCATTCTCTGTGAGTACTTTAAATTCCCATTTTCTATCTTCACAGAATTCTTTTGCTGCCTCCCATTTTGCTTGATTCTTTGCATATTCACAAACTTGATACACATATGATTTTGTTTTTCTTTTCTGAACCTTTGGTTCTATACATTGCTTTTGGGGTTTTATCTCAATAATCATTCTTTTAATTGTTCCTGTATTTTCTTTAACTTTAATGTAGAAGTCTGGAAAGTATCTATGGTATCTATTATCAATAGGTGAACGATATGGAACTATTACTTCTTCACTTCCCCATTCAAGAATATTTGAATTACTATCACAATATTTCATAAATTTTAGTTCCCATAAAGATCTATAAATGATATTTGTGGGATTACCTCTATATTTAGAGGGGTGTGTTGGTCTATATTTACCTTTGTAAGCCATCTAAATAACTAATAATATAAAGAATCTTATAAGGTATTTAGAGTGGCAAATAGACTTGTTAGTAAAATTATGATGAATGATGTGAAAGATCTGGTTGGTAAGGTCTCACAATCCAATCATTATCTTGTAAGTTTTTCAGCATTAAATCCTCAGATAACAGAACATTTAGGTGGATATCTTGGAATAAGAGATCCAATTAATTTTTTATCAAGAAAGAGTGGTCTTCTTTGTTCTGACGCTGTATTACCAACTACATCATATGCCACTGGTGAGGTAAAGGATAACTTCATGGGTATCCCTCAAGAATTTGCACATACTCGTTTATATACTGATATTGATTTTTCTTTCTACATTGATACTGATTATACCAATCTAAGACTTTTTGAAGGTTGGATGGATTTTATATCAAGTGGTTCTCTTGGTGAGATTGGTGAATTAACTGATAATTATTACAAGAGATATAGATATCCTGATGAATACAAAGTTCAAACTATGTTTATCTCAAAGTTTGAAAAGAGTATAAGTTCTCAGATAGATTATCAGTTTATTAATGCTTTTCCTAAGACCATGACTACGATTCCAGTATCATATGGGGATGCTGAATTATTAAAAGTTAATGTTACTTTTAATTATGATCGTTATGTCGTAAATCCTCAAGGAAGTTATACTGCTTCTAATTTAAGTTCATTTACAGATATAGAACGTCGTGGTCGTAATCTGTTTACAACATATGAGTCAATATATGATAGAATATCTTCATATGCATCTGGGAGCAGAAACGTGGAATATGATCGAAAACGGAATGAAGAAATAAAAGCAATTATGGCTGATTATGGTATGTCTGAAAGCGATGCAAAGACTATAGCGGAGGGTGGTTTTGTAGAAACTGTTTTTGACGGTGGTAATGGTAATGCAACTGGTGGTCGAACTCCACCAATATTAAATAGAACAACTGGGGATCCTGGTGAACGAACAGCACCAACATTAAATAGAGGTGGGGATAATAAAATTGGTTCCGATCCAACTAAAGATCATAGACTTGGTGAAGATAGTAAGGGAAAATATAGAATCAATAGTCGTGGTAGAAAAGTTTATTATTAACCTGCTAAATAAAAATACTGAATTGTTATAAAGATTATGCCTTTACCAAAAATTAATACTCCCACCCATGAGTTGGTATTACCTTCTAATGGAAAGAAAATTAAATATCGTCCTTTTCTAGTAAGAGAAGAGAAGATATTAGTTATGGCAATGGAGTCTGAGGACATGAAGCAGGTTACAACTGCCATTGTCGATATATTGAATAATTGTATTCTTACGAGAGGTGTGAAGGTCGAAAAACTCTCTACATTTGATATTGAATATTTGTTCTTGAATGTTCGTTCTAAATCAGTTGGTGAAACTGTAGAAGTGAATGTGACTTGTCCTGATGATGGAGAGACACAGGTTCAGATGGAAATTGATATTGATTCTATTAAAGTTAAGAAAGATAAAAATCATACAAATATTATTAAACTTGATGATAATCTTTCAATGAAATTGAAGTATCCATCATTGAATGAATTTATTGAAAATAATTTTGATGCTTCTAGTAATAGTGGTAAAAGTGAAGTTGCCCAATCTTTAGATATGATTACTTCATGTATTGATATAATATACAATGAAGAAGAAAGTTGGAGTTCTTCTGATTCTACTAAGAAAGAAATGTCAGAATTTATTGAACAGTTGAATACAAAACAATTTAAGGAAGTAGAGAAATTCTTTACAACAATGCCCAAACTTTCTCATAAGTTTAAGGTAAAAAATCCAAAGACAGAAGTAGAATCTGAAGTTGTATTGGAGGGACTAGCAAGTTTTTTCAGTTAGGTATGGCTCATACAGACCTTGAGTCATACTATAAAGTAAACTTTGCCTTGATGCAACACCATAAATACTCATTAACAGAGCTAGAAAACATGATTCCGTGGGAAAGAGAAGTTTATGTTTCTCTACTCCAACAATATATTGAAGAAGAAAATCTAAAACAACAGCAACAACAAAGTGGCTAACGTAACAAGTTCAGGAAATACAACTATTAAACCCACAATAAGTGCTGCAAAATTTATGGGTGCATCTCATGCAGCTGGAAGTTCTTTAGAAAACCAAATTCAGACTATTAGGAATTTGGTTTTTGATAATATGATGGGTATTAGTTCTATTAAAAGTGTTATTAGTTCTATTGAAAGTGTTTTAGATAGTGAAACTCTTAAAGTTTCTAATTTAGAATCAAAAGTCGGTAGTCATGAGAAAGCATTAGAAGAAACAAATAGCATTTTAACAGATATTGGTAATGCACTTGCATTAGATTTTGCTAATCGTATTGCAGCAGCTAAAGATGATATTAGTAATA